AAGGGCCCATGTTAATATAAATGGAGTCAGTATCCATAGCAATGACATAATCAATCTCCTCAGTTTTCAGAATCTTATTCATATAAGAATTCATCTTTTCTTCAATCCATTGAATGGCTACTTGACCAGATAGAGTAATCGCTTCTGCATTTGCAAGTTTATAATAACGAAAGTATTCATTACCGATAGCACCATAAGCAGAGTTAAGTGCAATCTTCTTAGCCATTTGAATATTGTCGCAACGAGAGATCTCCTTTTCCAATTCTTTGGTTGGAGTTTTCTCGTAGGCTTTCTTTGCCTCAATCATCTTCTTTTTAAAGATGACTCGTTCGTTGTACATCTTCTCCATGAGTTCTGGAAGAAACCCACGAATATCCTTTCGGTACATTGCACCATTAGCGCATACCGAATAGTCCTTATACATCTCAAAGGTTAATTCTTTCTTGAGAACCTTATCTACCGTCACATTGGGGTGACGATTATCCAAAAGAGTCTCAGGACTAATATTGTACTGCATGATCAGGTGAGGATACAGGGAGTTAAGGTCGAAGTTAACTACCCAATCATATGCACCAGGAACAGGTTCCTTTACATATGCACCTGCATACTTCTCATCCTTAGTATTGCGTTCCTTTTGAGGGATCACAATGTTCTTTTTAAGGAGATAGTTGTAAATAATTGCGTCCCAAGTACGAACTTGATAGGCAATATCATTGAAGTTTACCTTTGCGTCAAATGCACGAGTAAAGCATAGATCGATCAACTTAAGTTTATCCTCAAGTCTGTCAACCAGTTCCACATCGACGATGTTGTACTCTACAAACTTTTGCCAATTGTGGGTGTAGAAATCGCGGAAAGTATCAAACTCGGAGTGGTCCAACTTATTCTGAGCCAACTCCATAAAAGCGATATGGTCCAGTCGGTAACTCTCTTGATTAGGAGTTGCAGGAGACTTCTTATAGAGATCTAGATAGTCGATGATTGAGACACCAGCAATCTCACAACTGAGTTGTTTGCGACCAGAGATCTGAACTTCCTTAACTTTTACGATATTCCAGGGAGAAAACTTTTTAGCAACTTTTTCTCCCATCAATCGTGTAATACGACCAATCAAGTATGGAATGTCATAAAGTTCGCAGTTCCACCCAGTAACTACCTCTGGAGTGTTATTCTGCCACCAATCCATAAAAGTATTGATAAGAGAATATTCATCTTTACAGAAGATGTATTTTACATTTTCTTGCGGAACTTGTGCAGGACGAGAACCAAATGTAGTAATTTGTTTAGTATTATAGTCCTGCACTGTGACCAAAAGAAGTTCTTCGGCACAATTAAAGACATCAGGAAATCCACTTTCAGCAGCAACTTCAATATCAATCGTAACGAGTTTGATCTTATTGATATCAAACTTAATCTCTTCTTCCGGATATTTTTCCGCAATATACTGATAGATGAATCGGTCATTTCCATAAACCTTAAAACCATCTACGCTTTCATATTTTTCCAAAAAATCCCTACAGTCTCGGATTGTTCCAGGACGAATAGGTTCGACATTCAATCCATCAAGAGTTTTAAATTTACTTTCTTTCTTTGATGGAACATAAAATGTTGGATAAAATTCCTCCCTATCCGTAAAATGTTTTCCGTTTTCATAGCCTCTAACGAGAACATCATTACCAAGTTGAAAGACATTTGTATAAAACTTCATTGAATAAGAGACAAGTAATCATTAAGTAGTGTTTCTTTGGGATCAACCAAAGTCAAAATTTTATCCGATGATATCATAATTGAATCCGTATTATCCGTCAATTGGCTTAACCACGCATCAAGTTTACCATCTCTGAGTTGATATGGATTTATTAATCTGCAATCTGGTTCTCCAAGTTCTGATACTACGGCAGAAATTTTTGAAATAAGTATTGTTCCGTCAATTAAAACAATAATTTGGATTTCACTGTCCATCGTTTTCTTCCGTAATTACTTCAAAATTTTCGATAATAGTTACAGGATCCTCTTCGTCATCTTCATCAATTGTTGGAACATTTGCCCAAATATCTTGTATTTTATTTTCGGACATATTTCCTTCTACCGATGCATTCATTTTTTCTTCATAGGAAGATTTAATCCACTCGTGTGGTTCAACAATAGTCACTACCCATTTTGGATGGAGAGCCATCTTTTTGTCTGCGGAAAGGACAATCCATGGAGAAAATGAGACTTTATGTTCAACTTCATCATCTAATTTAAAACTATTCTCCATCAATAATTCAGGAGTCAACAATCTAGCAACATAAGGATTTGAAAAAACTAAAGAAACAACTTCTTCTTTATCATTAACCAACTCCATGATGTCTGCAATAACTTGTTCTCCTGATTTCAAAAGAGCTAACTTAACAGCCATAATTACTCCATACCTCCTAATACGATAACACAAAAAAATGGGGGTGTCAACTGGATTTTGCCAGTCGAACCCCAAGCGCCGACGATATTCAAAAATATTTAGGCGCCATCTCCATCTGCGGAATTACCACTTCCACCCCCTCCTGGATTCTTGGGCATTGCTTTTCCTGCAGGGACTTTTTTTGATTTACCAGTCAACGGATTGTAGACTTTATGCCCAACGGCAGCAGGGTAGGAAATCTGTTTAATGTTTCCGCTTTGTTCTAAGAACTGCTTAAAGGATTTCATACACCTTTCGTTTCTGATGCTCAGGAATAACCCTATTTAGTTTGACATTGAGTATCCCATCCTCAAACTTGACATCAGAAACTTTAACATCGTCGGATAATGTCCAAGTTCTCGTAAAGGCTCTCTTAGCAAGACCATTGTGAAGATATTCTCCTATGTCTGAAGTATCAACCTTCTTCGCTTCAACGAAGAGTTTATTCCATTCGGTGAAAACTTCAACATCTTCTCTTCTGTATCCTGCAAGAGCAATCTCTAAACGGAACTCCGTTTCACTCTCCTTAATCAAATTATATGGTGGGTAGTTATGATAGGACTCATGTACAGTCCCGAAGCGGTTAAACCACTCATCCATACCAATACTATATTTTTCAATATCGTTTAAAAATTTGTCAATGTTAGCCGTGTTGTATTTGGCGAGTAACATGATAGACCTCCTTAAGCGTCTGTTGGGTTGAATTACGGATCCGAAGACTCCGTTTTAGCGTATGGGTGGTTAAACAACCAACCCATCGTTATTATATATCAAGATATTAAAAAAGAGGAAGGGAGTAAAACCGATCCTCTTTTGTCTAGTATACCGAAATAATCATTCTTCTACTTTCTTTTTCTTACCAATATTATACTTACTCTCAAGAATCCAATCCCCCTTATCTTTGTAAGCAAGGACTTTGATTTGATTCAAGGGAGCAACATCGGTGATAGAATCTGGTTTTACAACAGTAACCAGACCCCAATCAGAAATAAGATTAATAATTCTATTGCGTCTTTGAACATCATTTACGGTCAGGTTGGCATGTTTGCCATCCAGAGCAAATAGTTCTTTAAAGTGAACAATGTAATAACGGCCCTGTTTATGAAGAATATGACAGGACTGATAAATTTTCTTTTCCTTGCGTGAGGCAACACCAATACGAGTGAGTGTCTCACGGACTTTCAGGAAATCATCTGGTTCATTGAGAACCACTTCTACCATTTGGTCTTGTGACCAATGGACTTCTGGTTCAACGAAGTTACTCATCTTTTGCCTCCAACATCAAGTTTTGATTTAATATAACTAATTTGATCTTTTGTTAAAATTTTCAATGCTTGTTGGGCCTTTTCATTACTATAACCATAGTACGATTTGACTGCATCAAGGTCTTGAATTTTTTCTTTTTTTAGCCACGGAGAAAATCTCTTCCGTTTCCTGACACTATTTAGTAAAAAATCATATTGAAGTCTAGATGGGAGTTGGTGATTCATGTTCATTTCATTTGCAAACATGAGTGTATCAATATGACCTGACATACATTTATTGATAATAAATGGAGGATACTTCTTTTCCCATTGAGGATCTGAATCATCCATCAGATAGTCTTTTGTAAAGTTGATGGAGTTGAGATAATCTTTTAGTTCGTAAGTCATCGGATAATATCAATAGATTCAGGATTTTTATTCCAGGTCTCAAGTTCTGTACGAAGACGACCTTCAGACTTTAGAGTTTCATAACGATTTGAAGCTTTATTTTTCCACCAGTTGACTAGATGATCAAAATGGAACTTCTCGTAGTTTTGACCAGGACGAAGAACTTCATCTTGACCAAGAATAACTTCACGAGCATTCTCAAATCCATAGTCAGAAATATAAAATCTCTTCTTTTCAGTCAGATTTTTTGCATTTGCAATCGCAGTTTGAAACTCCACAACCTTTTGAGAAGGTAAGTTCTTCTTGATAATTGAAATCATTCGCTGTTGGGTTTTGAGTTTGCGACTGGATGCGTCTTCCTTGACCAGGGATTGATTGCCGTTCCTCTGAATAAACCATTTGTTTAACTCCTGAAAGATTTCATCATGGAGCAGAGGTGTAAAATCACTTTGAGTCAACCCTTTATACCTCATATAAGGTTTCAAACCATCATACTGAGATGAGGATTTGGTGGAACCATATAAAGATGTGGTTTCAAAAGAACAAATATCTGATCCATACTTCCTATTTAATGTTTCACGAGCTGTATGTGAACAACAAAGAAGTGCAAGGAGTTTTCCTCCAAGATAATTGAATCCGAAAGGTTGAGTGGGAACAATAATGAATCCCATAATTGCGTGACGATTGAACCTGGATAACTCAGGAGTTTGTCCAAGCCAATCATTACGAGGTTTAGAATTAATTGTGGGAGAACCGAACCTACAGAAACCAACAATTTTCTGCGTGTTGGTTTCTTGAACGATCCACTTCAGAGATTTACCGGGAATACTATCCTCAATCGCATGAGAAGTAGTAATCTGCAGTCTCTCATTAAAGTATTCGTTCGTAAATGTGTATGGACTACCTTTTTCCCCCGCAGAATAAACTTTGAAGTTCATGTCCTGTGGGTGCATGTCAAATGCATCAAACATATCATCCTCAGGACCAATCCCGAGAATGGATGATGGCATTTGTTCCATTCTATCTAGTTTCACATTACGCAGATACTCATCAATCCTACCCATATTAGAGAAGTAATCAATGAATTTATCTGCTGCATATACTGCATCATCAAGTTCTAGTATCATATCAAAGAATCAGTTTCTTTTCATCGGGAACTACAAGTTTGCTCCCATAAAGTTCATTATATTTGTTTTTGACTTGTGGATCAAGTTCCGCAATATACACAATATGATTCTTAGAAATAGTCAATTCGGGATTAGATTTATCAATTATAGAAGCCCATGCAACAAATCCAACCCCGCCATTGGCAGTAGGAACCACTACAAGAGCGTTTTTTATCGTTACAGAAGTATCATCCTGAGATATAAACTCAGCCATGACCTCTTCGCCTGTTGTAACACGAAATAATTTTACATCAATCATAAAAAGTAATCTCTTTCATAATAATTTTTAAAGATATTTTTTTCGGTAGTTGATAAATTTTTACCATACAATCTACCGCGATCAAATGAAATTTGTCTAATAAAATCATATTTTTTATATCTTGAGAAGAATTTCTCCTCTGTAGGATATTCCAAAATGTCTTTTTTAGACACCACTAAAATTTTATCTAAAGATTTATTAAAATAAACCATGGCAAAATCTTTAGATCCAATGAGAAATTTTTCTTTTCTACCCAAAAAACTAATATACTTATAGTTAGATGGCCAGTCAGAATCCCATTGTTTCCATCTTTCAACATCAACTGTTGACAGTAATTCTTGATCTTTATAAATGCCTACATCTACTCCATATTCACCAAAAGGTTTTACACGAAATTCATAGGTTTCATCATAAAAATTTTTTGCAAATCTGATAAACTTAGAAATTTCAAGACTATCATCATAATTATCTTTCCTATCAGAAAAGATTCCAAAAGAATTTTTATCCTCCTTACTAATGTAAGAAATCATTTGAACTCACACTCCACCATAATTTCAGTTAGTGCAGCCAAGGTATTAATTTCTTGGTCTGCCACGAATCCACCCTGATACAGATACTTAGCGATAACAAGAACAGCAGCGGGAATGCTGGAAGGAGTGAGGGATTCGTAACAAGCATCATAAACACGACGAAGAACAAGACCAGCATCGTTGTCAAGGTTGGAGACAACCCACTTACGAACTTCAGTAAAGTTTTTAGTCTTAAGGTTTTTAACCAGTTCATTGAGACTTATATCAGAAAATTCAACAAGAATTGCAGAGTCAATCTTACCCCCAACAGAGTATCGCTGACACTCATTTAGGACTCGGCGCCAGTCGGGAAAGTGTTTGTTGATGAGTTCGGCAAGGACTTTAGGATCGTATTGTACACCTTCTTCATCCAGGATGTTCTGTAGACGCTTGAAGAAGGATCCTGCCAACTGGGCTTTTTCTTTTCCTTTGATACTAAATTCAACGACTGCACATCGGGAATGGAGGGGTTCAATGATTTTGTTCTTGTAATTGCAGGTGAAGATGAATCTGCAATTGTTATAAAATGCCTCAATATTTGCCCGTAAGAGGAGCTGTACATCGTTGGTGGTGTTATCAGCTTCGTCAATAATGATGACTTTGTGCTTTGCGTCAACCGCAGAAAGTGAGACGGTCGAAGCAAAGTTCTTTGCCTGGTTCCGTACCGTGTCAAGAAATCGTCCCTCGTCAGATCCGTTAATGACATAATAATCTACTCCTAGTTCTTCACATAAAGCTTTTGCAACTGTAGTTTTCCCACACCCTGCGGGACCAGCAAGCATAAGATTTGGGATTTCTTTCTTATTTAGAAAGTCTATAAATGTCTTCTTGTTGGAATCAGGAAGAATACAATCTTCAATTTTGCGTGGGCGATACTTTTCAACCCACAGAAATTCATCACGACTCATAATTTAAATCCAATCAGGTTTTCGTTGTGGCATACGAAGATAGTTATCCTTTACCCAAGGCTTAGAAGCAATGTATTTCTTATAAGCAGTAAAGGTATCAATACTATCATCAAATTTCCATTCTACAGGCAT